CGAATATTCAGTTTATTTGAATAGGGATGTCGCTTTGCAGGATCTTAAGTCTTATTTCGAACGCCCACGGTTAGTAATAGTCAATACTATGGCCAATGGCAGCATCAATTTTAACCAGGCAGCTCTTGATGTTACATACACCAATCTGACTACCTGGTTTCCCCAGTGGAATCAAAGGCTTTCTGGCGCTTACGGCATTAAGTTTTCTATTATGTTTACTTTACAAGTAGCGGCCAGTCCTTTTCACCAAGGTGTTTTAGTTTCTGCTTTTCAGTATGGTAGTTGTTTAACAGGCACTAATACCAAGTATAGGCGCATTTCAAATCCCGCCAGCATTACCAATTTGCCCCATGTACGTATGGACATTTCAGAGACCACTATGACAGAGCTTAAAGTTCCATTTTTATATGGCAATGAGTTCTATCCGGTTTCTGGTAGTGATCAGTTTCAGGGCATTTATGGAGTGTGGGGTTTATCGCAAATTCTTGGTTATCAAGCCGTTGCTGCATTGGCCGCACCTACGTTTAAAGTGTCTGTACAATTGTATGACATTGAACTGTTCGGAGCGGATAACAATGCTTCTACTACCATTACCCTGCAGTCAGGTGTGATGGTTAAGGAAGCTCGCGAAACTCAAATAGTTTCTAAGACCCTTAAAACAGCAGCTAAAGTTGGTAATTTTGTAGCCAAGTATGTGCCTGCTTTATCAGCTATTGCTGGTCCGACTGCTTGGGCATTAGACATTGCTGGCGGAGTGGCTAGTTACTTTGGCTTCTCCAGGCCTTTGCTTAAAGAGCCACCGATGGTTGTGTACAGGGGCGCTACAGCCTTTGAACATAACGTGGACTTGCCGGCACGGTCAACCGCTGTTGGGCTTATGTCTAGCAATACGCTAGCCATTTCCACCAACTTTGGTGCATCCACTATTGATGAGATGGCCTTAAAGTTTATTACTTCTCAGTTTTCACAGATTCTCGCGGGTCGTGTAACCACCACTAATGTGCACAGTTCCGTTATCTATGCTACGACGGTATCACCGTCCGTGCTGTGGTTCCGGACCCCAGCTGCTGCACCTTATTGTAACATTATATTCCCACGAGATTCAGCTGCCCTTATTTCGGCAAGCGGAAACTGTTTCTTGCCATCTTCATTAATGAACATTGCTTCATATTTCCGTTTATGGCGTGGTTCTATCATCTTTCGCATTACATTTGCAAAGACAAAGTACCATGCCGGAAGGTACATGATTAGCTTTAACCCTAAGACTACCTTGGTTTATGCACAGAATGCTTCTGCGATTACAACCGTTGATGGTCCTGAGGTTAATTCCAGTATTGTACAGCCATACGGTTATAGTCAGATAATGGACCTTAAAGATAGTAATGTATTTGAGTTTTCAGTTCCTTACTTTTGTGAGCAACCATATCTGACTTTCTTCTCTAGTATGGGGTCTGTCAGTATAGTATGTATCGATCCCCTTCAGGCTCCCTCTACAGTTACTGCTTCCGTTCCATTTTTGATCGAAGTTGCTGGAGGGGAGGATTTTGAGTTGGCTGATTTCCAGGGTAGTGGTTTCATACCCGTTCAAAACGGTACCATTTATCTCCAGTCAGGTGACATTAGTGTAGCTAATAAGCCTATTTTATACTCGTCTACTAGTACTCCCTGTCAGGATACTATTGGTGAGTGTATTACTAGTGTTAAGCAGATGATACAGCATCCTACGTTCACTTCGTCCACTGTTGCTGCTGGCACTACGGCTTATTGTTACATACCACCGTGGTATTGGAATTCTGTACCTGATTTGCTTGGAGCTGCTCCTGCAGTTCCATTGGCTGCGGGTCAAACGTGGACAGGTGCTGGTATGACATGCACTATGCTTAG